AAGAATTGTAATTTTTTAATACCAACATCAAAAATCAAGCCCTAAAAAATTAAAAATCTTCCTCAAAAAAGCATAAAAAAACCGATATGTTACATTTCTCGCAACACATTGGAAATTGTGTTAGTCCACTATTAATACCGAGCAGAAATAAAAGATAATTTCTAAATCCGGATTTTTTCAAGATAACTTTTACAAGCTCAATCTTTTTCTTATCTCTAATTGGTTCAACAAATTGCATAACATTCTCCTTTCATAAAACCGAGTTACACGAATTTATCTTACCCTTATGCAATTGTTGCCAAATACTATTTTTGTTTTGATAAATATAAAAAAACAAATTGTTATGTTCAAATATTTAATCATTATTAACTAACCAATATTACAGATTTAAAATAAAATAGGGGTAAAATTAAGTATTTTGAAACTCTTTTAATCAATAAATTCCCAATGAAAGCCATAAGCTTTACGTTTTGGGTTGTTACAAGCAGCTTTTATTCCGGACTCAACAGCATAGCTTGTACTTGCACCATTTTCTATCAGCCATTTATATGTATCTCTAGCGCATCTAAAAACTTTTCCTGTTTCTACGCAACGCACAGGCTTTGGTTTAGGGCTTTCTGAACGATATTGTGCAAGTTCTTTTTGAAATTTTAAAAATAATTCTTTTGGTACTCTATAATTACAAGACTTTTCTTCTTCATCTTTCAGTACAACTATACAACGTTTTTTCAAATTCGACATCATAAATTTCCTCTCTTATTGCTTCCGATAAATCCTTAATTTCCAATAAACCTCGTTGTAGTCCTACATAGACGGCATCAATTGCAGAATGAATATCCCCAAGATGGCAATATAAGCGCCATTTTTGCATTCTTGTATTAGACAATGACAACCCCATTTTTCTTGCAATTTGTTTGTTATTATAACCTTTTGCAATAAGAATTAAAATTTCACGTCTGCGACCAGTCATTCTTGCTTGATGTTTATACATTTATGAGAGCCTTCCAGTTGTTTATTGGATTACATTTTATCCAATAAGTAATGCAATTTTTTTATGTAATAAAATATAGACTTTCGGCTGATTGTGTTTATAAAAATAGTCTGATACATTAAGTTTTGAATCCAAAAATAAAAAACTAGAAATTCAAGTATAGTGGCAAATTTTAATATTTTGGGTTTTTAAAATATACAAATTGGATATTTTGTAATCCATTTAAAAAGTAATGCAATCCCTTTTGTTTTGCGTTATTTAGGCTATAAAACAAAGTTGTTGTAAGAATAATCTATTTGATCTTGTTCAACACCTATATATCGTAAAGTAATTTGTTGGCTAGCGTGATTAAATATTTTTTGAAGTATCGCTACATCCTTAAATTGTTGATAATGATGATATCCAAAAGTTTTTCTCATTGAGTGTGTGCCGATTTTTTCTTCAATACCTACGGCTTCACAAGCGCTTCTTATCATATAATAAGCAGTTATTCTATTGTATCTTCTACCCCAATGAGATTTAAACAATGGTTCTTTATCACGTCTATTTTTGACAAAATCAGCAATAAGCCTTTTTAGTTTGTCATTAAGCGGAAATCTTTTGTATTTTCCTGTTTTCTTTTCAACTATTTGGACGTAGTTTTTTCCTCTAACATCGCCCACGTTTAGAGCAACAATATCAGAAATTCTTAGCCCACAATTTGTGCCAAACACAAAAATTAAATGATCTCTAGGATTTTGTTTTTCAAGATATCGTTCAACTTTTTCAATATCTTTTTTATTCCTAATTGGTTCTACGGTAGTCATATAACCCTCCTTTCTTTTTATCTACCAAGTACAATTGTCAAACAATTAAGCTAACTAAAAAACTTTTCGGTAGATTCTAGGATTTCTTCAAAATCTTCATCTGTTAATTGAAGATATGGTCTTGCAGGTATCTCTGCAGAGTGATTTTTGCCGGCAATGCCGCCAAGTTGATGAATTGCTGCATAAGTAAGGTTTGAACCAATAACGGCTGATTCATTGTCATAATAAGTATTAACTGAACTTACAAGCTGACCTGAAACTTGTAAAATTTGACCGGGCCAATGTCCTTTTCTTTGGCGTTGTTTTTTTGTGCGTGGTTTTAAATCTTCCCATTTTGGTCGGCCTTCATTTGCAAAATTTTCTTCTGCAGAGTAAGCCATAACTCCTGCAATATTTTTCATTAAAGGCTTTAGATTCTCGCCACGCTTAGCTAAATCAAGTAGTTTTGAATTAACTTCTTTATTATCGATTTTGATTTTAATAAAATCATCAGGCATTTTTGAAAAGGTCCTTAATCGGATAATTCGCAATTAAAAGTTCTTTAAAAATCTTTTTTCTTTGAGTGCCAGGAATATTATTTATTCCATTAACACGTTCAACTTCAACGATTTCAAAATCGTTGTACAACTTTCTAATTTCAGGACTATCGTCATAAGAAAGAAGGAAACGCCCTTTTATATTTTTTAAAGTATTTCTCAATCTTTCATCATCAAATTCTTTTCTCACAACGCCATATTTATAGCCAACTGTATAAGGAGGATCACAATAGAAAAATGCGTTTTCGTGGTCATATTGTTTGATAAGAGTTTCAAAATCTCTATTTTCAATCATTACTTTATCAAGTCTTTCATGTATTCCATCAATTTTATCCAATACATTTTTTTGAGATTTACAAGCTCCTCCAGACTTTTGTTTTGTAGTTCCAAATGTTCTGCAGTTGCCACCAAAAGAACGCGTTACAATAAAGAAAAATTGAACAGCTTTTTGAATATCTGTAATAAAAGTTCCATTCAAGAATTGGAAAAACATCTCTCTTGAACCTAATAAATATTTAATTTCATCTTTAAATGCCTGTGGGTGATATTTTACAATTCTGAAAAGATTGACCAATCTGCCATCTAAATCGTTGTAAACTTCTAAATTAGCCCATTTATCCTTGTAAAACAAAACCCAAGCTCCACCACCAAAAGGTTCAATATATGAATCTATATTTTCAGGGATAAGTTTTGCAATAGTTTTTCTTAACGCTTTTTTACCGCCTATCCAACCAATAAAACTGTAATGATTTTTATTTTCTTTTGTCATTAAAACTCCTTTTTATATCTTTCAAACAATATTTGAACGCCGTTTAAAAGGCGTTCAATTGCAAATTATTCATCTATTAGCCCAGAAGCTGGATTGTGTGACCATCCGACATCAGGGGCTATTTTTTTATTCGTTAGTGGGTCCGTATAAACTGTTACAGGTTTATACTCTCCAGATTTTTTGGAGACTAACCTATCTTCTTGTGATAACAAGCCTTGTGAAGAATATGGTTTTATTTTCTTTCGTTTTAAATTTCTTTCAGAAAGTGCATTAACTCTGCAACGGCACCGCCAACCATTAGGGGGATAAAAAGAATTCCAAAAGGGATCATCATATCTAAAAACAAGTCCATGAAGTTGCGCGTGCTCCGGTCGAGTTTTTGAATCAAGAACAGCTACATATTCCCAATAAGGTCTATTATCAATGTTTTCATATTGTGTTTTGTATCTACCTGTTTGATAAGCAACTTGCATATTAACCGAATAAATGGTTTTTAAGCGATACATAGAACCTAGTTGAACTCTTTCTGCAATTCCGTTAGAATCAACAATAATTTGTTCACCCCACCAACCTTTTTTCTGCAATAGTGGTTTCAACTCTTTTTGAAACTCTCTGAAAGTTTTTCCTTCAGAGAGTGCTTTATCAAGAGAAGTGCGAATATCATTCAAAACACTTTCATTAACAACTTTTGCAACTGTAAAAGATTTTTTGTGGGCATTTTGCCAAAGCTCGTACCAATCCCAACTATAAGCATTTTGTTTCTTTTTGAAATACTTAATTGCAAGTTGTGGTGCTAATTTAAACAGGGTTTTAAGTTTCGTCATCTTTTATAGCCTCTGCGAGTTTTTTTGCAACGGCTTCAATAACATTCACAGTTACGGCGTTTCCCGCCATGTGATATAGTTGCGTATCAGAAATACCAATTTCTTTTGCCTTTGCAACCATATCATCAGGGAAGCCTTGAATCCTAAAACATTCTAAGGGTGTCGGCCTTCTGAATGTAACATCTTTAGGTTCTTTAACTTCACAAGCAGGAGTATCACCAATAAAGCCCTGGCAACCTGTTGTTAGACAACCAATTATTCCATCTGGTGAATAAGCAACATTAGATTGCGAACCTCTTTTGATGAATTTATAACTGTTTATGCTTTTAACCTTTTCTGACGCGATTCCGTTGATAGGAAATATTTTGGGAGGACATTCTTTTCCAAGACATCCAACAATGTACACTCTTTCCCTGTTTTGAGGAACGCCGAAGAATTTAGAATTAAGCAATTGCCATTGAACGCTATACCCAATGTTGTTGAGGGAATTGATGATAACTTCAAAGGTTCTTCCCCCTTCATGATTAAGTAAGCCTCTAACATTTTCGAGTATAAAATATTTTGGCTTTTTGTCTTTGAGAATCCGTTCGATTTCAAAAAACATTGTGCCTCTGGTGTCGCTAAATCCTTGTCTTTTTCCTGAAATAGAAAAAGGTTGGCAAGGAAATCCTGCACATAAGATGTCGAAATCTGGCAAGTCTTTTGTGTCAATTGTGGTGATGTCATTGAAATATAACTCCTTTTCTGTGTTGTAATAAGCATTGTAGAGTTTTACAGCGTGAGTATTGTTATCACAATAACCAATACTTTTAAAACCGGCTCTTTCAAGCCCTAATTTGAATCCTCCGATACCTGAAAAGATATCAAAGAAAGTTAGTTGTTTCTTTGTCATACAATCTCCGTAATTAATAAGGTGGGGTAAATAAATGCTATATATAATTTAATCCAAGCCATCAGACCTACCCTGTAATTCGCACAGGAACAGGGCTTTTTGTAAGGATTCTGAAAACTTTTTGGAATGTAAGTTTTTATCAGTTAAAAGCTCATAGGCTTCTTCATAATTTTCGCAGGTCTCTAAAAGAGAAATTAAAGGACTTAGTAGATTTTGAGCTTGTTTTGAAAGTTCATTTTCTGCAAGAAAATTAAATAATTCTTCAATCTTTTCTTGACCTATAATTTGCGATTCTTCTTTAAATTCTTTGAATTCTGATGGTTGAATATTTGTTTTTTGTTTAACAATATCAAAATCTTCATCTTCAAAACCATAAGTTTTTATAAAATATTCTTTTGTAAATTTAACTCCTGTTTCAGAAAGAATTTTATCTCTTTGAGCAAGAGTTAAATCAACATCTTCCGGTGCGTAAAGTTCAAAAATAGGAACTTCTGCATTAGGAAAATTTATCTCATAAACCCATTGGATTAGTTGATTTATAACTGTTTCAACAAGTTTTTTATCTGTATCAATAATATCTTGCCTTACTTCCATATGCGTATGTGAAGCTGCATAGCTGCCACTTGAACCTATTTCAGTTGTTAGAGTTTGCCCTAAAATAGCTTTTGAAATTTCTGAATTCATTTTGTCTATTAATTTTTCAAAAATTTCTGCAGAAGATGATTTATTTGCTTCTTTTATTTCAACTGATGAATCATCAGGAATAACCGCAATTGCGTCTTGTATCATTTCTTCAAGCATATCTGCAAGAGTTTCAGTTTCATCTTTTGAAGCACCTCTAGGGTGTTTCCCTATTAAATGAGGCATACCATATTTTTCAGTAAAGACAACCCAGAATTTCAAACCGCCTTTTTTAAATGTTACAGGCCAAAAAACACGAGAAAGTACGCGTTCACCATAAGGATTATTATAGTTAGGATTGTTTTGAGCTAATAAAAATTTTTTACCTGGAACAACTTCACCATAATAATTTTCTTTTGTTCTGAAATTTAAATTATTATCATCATCAAAACAAAACCATTCAGGAGGTTTTGCAATAATTTTTTCTGGTAATATATAACCGGATTTTTCTTTTTTCCAAAATATTTCTAATGGTTGAAACCCAAACAAAGTAGATTCTAAAATATCATTAATTAGTTTGTGTACATTTAATTTCTTTAGTAAATCTTCAATAATTTGAGAATTTTCGTCTTTATCTAAGCCGCGATTTATATCCCATTCTAAAGATAAAACTCCGGCTTTTCTCGATTGTACGCAAGCATAAACGTGTGAATCGCAAAGTAATTCCTTATAAATCCTTATGTCCTTACCTTGCTTTTTTAAAACAATATCAGGATCAGGAAGAATATTTGCCAATGTGTAAAAATTAAGCGCACGTTTGCGTGTTGCAATTTCTTCTGATAAATGAGATTTTGTACTAGCTTTTTTTAATAGTGATTCTTCCACTAGTTTTACCCCCTACGCTCCTGTATTCTTTTTGAAAGCTGTGAGCATATCAATCATTGCAACTTTATAGATATTTTCTAAAACATCTATTTCAAAAACATCTAAGCCATCAACAACTAATTTTGCATAAGTTACTGACATTGTGGTTTCATATTCAGCATTTTCATGTGGTTTTATGTTGCCCAATGGAAATTCTTTAAATGTTCCAATTAAAAACGCAGTAGCAGGAACTTCTTTAACTCTGCCTGTTCCGTTATATGTTTCTAAGTTTGCTCGAACTTGAATCATAGTTGCTAAAAACGGATTGGCACAGGCTCTTAAAACATTTGGATAAAGTGCGTTCCATTTAATTTTACACTCCATCTTATCAATGCCTGAAAAGAATTCTGCAGAACCTATCATTCCTAATGCTTTATGTTCAGCCATTTTGTGCTTAATTTGGGGCAATTGGACTTCTTCTGCTCTACCAAGAAGATTAACCCCATTCATATAAACATTTGCGTTTGTAAGTTTGTTAATTTCTAGTTTTGACATAATAATTTTTATTTCCTTTTAAATAATTCACATTCACTAATCTCAACATTGGAGTAGTGCAAAATAACGGTTTCATTGCTAACGGCTTGTAAAAGGGGGCAACGAGTTATGTTTTTGCAGTTAAAACATAAATCTCTATCATCAACGCGGACTTCTAAATTTTCATAGCTATTTATAAGGCAGCGCACTATGACGCCCCCAAAGATTTCAATAAATCAATGTCAATAAATGATTCAAAAGTTATTCTTTCTGCTGGTGTTGGTGGCATAAACTCAATATCAAAAAGAAGATGTCCGTTTGCAATTTCAGTAGCAGGATTTTTGTCAGGATTGTATGAACATTTGCCATCAATCAATGCACCACGACCGATTAAAGTTCTTATAAATTGGTTTACTGTTTCACAAATAGAATCAATTAAGCCATTGTCAATCGGATAATCCATAAATTGAAGCATTGAGTATTCAACTGATTCATGAATAATATCTGCAGTTCTTCTAACATTAATAAAGTTAGTTGGGTGTGTGTTTGAAGGATAAGCAGCAGAACGGTTTCCCCAAGTTCTAAAACCTGAACCATAAGAGTTAAATACAGTTACAACTCCTGCTTCATTTAATGCATTAACTTCTGATGTGGGGTCATTAATCATTGAAGTTAATTGTCTTTCAATACCAACAATACCTTGAATTTCTGTATTTGATGGCGACCAATGATAACCTTTTTCAACATCTTTAGCAGCAATTACTCCGGCTAATCGTTGTGAATATGGTTGAAGTTTTATTGAATCAGAAGTTGATTCATAAACCTTCAAATGTGGATAACAAAGAATTATGCGACCTGATGAAGTGTTAAAATTGATTGTTCCTTCTGGACCCCTGCCTGTGATTACATCTTGAACACTAGCACCGACAGGTGCGTCAACGATACCCATAGCGCGAATTTTATTGCAAAGGGTATTCATTTCAGTAACTACTGCAGTATCTTCACAAAATACAGGTGCAATAATTGTTTTAGGGTAATAACCAAACAATGAATAACAATCTTCAAATGCTTTTAGGCCAGTTCTTTTACCTGTGATTGCGTCAATTCCGCCATTGATATCTCCAATAGTTACATCTTCAACCTTTTCGTGTTTTTCTGGGTCAAATACATTTATAACAATTGCAATACCAGCACCTTGATCGAATATTGCTTCAAGTGCTTGTGGGATTGTGTAACCCGCTTTATGATTACCAAAATACTTAACTGCTTCAACTTCATTTAAAATCAAAGTTGGAGTGTTAATTGTTTTATATTCATCTGAAACATCTTCAATTGGTGCTGTTCCTACAATTCCAACAACAGATGTTTTTACTGTTGAAATTGTGCGTGCACCTTTAGTGATTTCAATGGTTTCGACACCATGAAGAAAACTTGCAGCCATATATTAAACTCCTTAGGGTAAATAAATGATAAGGGGGGATAAATTAAATTTCTAAATCTTGTACATTCTGAGTTGTTAGGACAAAATTGATACCATATTGCCAAATTCCACCATTTTCTGAAATAAAAAAATCTTTTGTGGGGTAAAGCTGCGAACAGCCTTCAATTTTAAATCCTGTTAAGAGATTTTTTACTTTATCAAGATATTCATAAGCCCCGTTATTTTCGCGTAAATATCTTGTAACAATGGTAATGGAAAACTCTTTTTTATTTTCTTGCGTGATAAATGTTAAGGCATTTGAACTTGTGTAATTACTTCCTTGATAATGAACAAGAATTGCACCGATAGCGTGAAGTAAAATAAATTCACTTGGTTTTTCAGGAAAACCTTGTACCAATAATTCAGGGAAAGAATTTTTTAATTTTGCGATTATCTGATTTTCAATAGCTCTAATATTCATTTAGCTTTTGTTTCCCAAACAATCTATCAATAATAGTTTTATTTGTTTTGTATTCTTGTGCATTAAAACTTGCAGTTTCAAATGAATCATTTTCACTTTGTAAAGTAATAATACCTTTTTGAATATCTCTTAATGTTAAAATTGCGTTTTTATATGCAGTTTCTATAACTTCCGGCATTTCGTTTCTCATTCTTCTTGAATACAAACGATAAATACTTAAATCTATTGCAAGAATTCTAAGTAAAGGAAAATGGGTATCTAAAGGCAAAGAGTATCTGCCACGAAGATACCCATCGATGAGGGTAGAAGAATAAAGGATTGCTTCATCAGCAATAACACGATTGATAACTTCTTGCCCGTCATCACAAGTGAGCTGGACCAGAGTAGGGGAGGAGGTTTGTTTTTCAATATCTTCAATCGTGCAATAAGTCATTTACTAAATTCCTCTGAGAATTCTTACTTTTTGACCGATAGTTACGGAATCCTGTGCGTAACCATTTATTGCAGCAGAATCAGTTGCAACAATGGCTTTACCTTCATTATCAGAAGTTACGGCGTCACCAGCATTAATTGTTCCACCGGCTTCAACCAATAAACTTCCAATAAT